CACTATCACCACTAGTTGATATATAACCGCTACTTCCATCTAGTTTTATACTTCCACCGTTAGTAGTTTCAGGCAACTCAAAACCAGTTTGCTTATCTATTGAAGTATATGGGCTCCATGCTTCTATTGAAGGAGTGCCTTTAGTGATGACAGTATGTGATGATGATGAAGAATCTACAAATGTTTTAGAAGAAGATTTAAATAAAAATTTTGTATTAGTATCTATAGCATCAACAGCTGCAGAAGGAATAGTTGTTACACCAGTAATCAGAGCAGTTCCAACTGTATATCTAAAGTCTGTTATATATCCATTAAAATAATATATTCCATCATTAAGACCATCTTCAGTAAATCCTATATTAAGTGGTCTAGTGCTAGCGCCAAAAGTACCATTAAATGCTTGGTCATATACTAATTCTAAAGCTGTATCTCCAAACTTTCCTCTATAGTATTTTAAATTATTACCATTTCTTACAAATCTAACATAATACCAAACATTAGGACTTAAGCTGTCACTAATATTTGTGTCTGATTGCCCAGTTTGTGATATTTCCCAACGATTATCAGCAAAATCATAAATAAATTGAAAACTAAGAGAACTCCCCCATCGAGCAACTAATGTGTGTTCATCATCACTGTGAGATGAAACTGTATCAGCATTATTAGGTGAAATAAAATATATCCATGCGTCTATTGTAAAATCAGAAGTGCCCAAATCCCAATCATCATGATCTGCTAAATATATTCCATCATCTGAATGACAATTTACACTATACCCATCAGCTGCATATGGAGAAAATGTACTAATTTCAGTGTTTCCATTGTATGTCAACATCTTTGTATTTGTTTCATCAACAATGTATGTAGAAGGAACATTTTTAGGAGTGGCAAGATTTCGTGTACAAAGTGCCAATGCACCTGCAGGTGGTTCATAGAAGAATCTACCTTGTCCATTGGAATCAGTGTAAACTTTGGTGGGAATTTTGTTGCCATTAAAAGTTGGATTTTGTCCAAAATTTACATGAATAGTACCTACCTTTGTCCCAGATCCTCCATCTCCATGATAAAATGCAGGAAAATAAACTAAACTAGTATCAATACCACCAAAATTAGAACTAGCAACATTTACTAAAACACCTGCTGATGTTTCGTATTTAAAAGACAATTCTCCAGTATTTGCATTAAAAGTTGTTCCTATAATTCTAGTTTTATAGGTTGTAGTTGTATCAATATTAGTAACTCCACTATTGTCTGCAGATCGAATATTACCAATGCTGCTTTGAATTAAATATGCTGAATTTGTTAAAGAAGCAGTGCTTGCTAGCAAATTTTCTGATTGATTAGATACCCCTATTCCTTTTGTTGTAGAATTTGTATCACTAATGTAACTTTCCCAGTAAAAAATACCATCATGCATTCCTAGATTACATAATGCACTAGAATTACTGCCTGTAGGAAATGAAAAATCTAATTGAAGATTTCCTTGTGTATAAGTATTTCCATGAGCATGACTCTCTAGAGGGTTAAAAGTTGCAAAGTTATTAATCGGTGTATCGGGTCTTACGTCCCAGATATTAAATGCCATTTATTTTTCTCCTAAATGTTTTTCTTTTTTCAAAAAATCTTGTAATTATTATTAGTTTGCGGTCCAGTGATTTCCTCTTCCAGAAACATCATTTACTGTTGTCAGTGCGGTTCCATTATATACTAAACTGTTTGATGAAAAGTCAAGATGGAATCCATTTGTTCCAAAAATTCCTGTTGATGTTCCATGAGTGCTTGCATCATTAATGGCAGCACCAGTAGGACTTGTTCCGTCATATGTTTTTGGTATCCATACACCTGTATCAGTGTCAGTTTTTCCGAAATATGAAGGATCCAATGAAGCACCATCAATGAAGTGCATGTTTGCTAGGTAACCACCAGAAAAGTAAGGTTGAGAAGCGTAAGCGTATCGACCAATCATATAAGTATATGAATTTCCTATAGCTGATACTGATGAACTAGAATCAGCATTATTAACCGTGTCAGTAGAAAAAGAGGTTACCTGTGTGCCGTTAACATACAGTTTAACACGATCATTCCCAGACTGATTATAATCTACAACTTGAACAACATGATACCAACTTGAAGTGCCTCTATATAACGCATTACTTCTTTTGTTATATCGTAAGCTAAAAGCATCTGCTGAATACCCCCATGTTTCTAGTGCGTCGGTTGTACCAAATCCAATTTTATAAATATGATTTGTATTAGCTGATGCTCCTGCAGAAAATACAGGACTTTCCGCACCCAGAACTGATCTTTTCACCCAAAAACTAACTGTATGAACTAATTTATCTCCGCCAGTAAACGCTTTACTAAGGTAACTACTCCCATCAAACATCAAAGAATTCTGTATATTTGAATCATATGCCAAGGAGTTGTTAGAAGAGGCAATATCAATAGAATATATACGATTATCTGGAGTTGTTGCACCTGTTTCATCAGATGTAGAAGTAGCAACAACTGTAAAGTTATATGAACTAGCAGCAACTGCACTTAAATCAGCAGTACCAGAAATTGCACCTGTTCCAGAATCAATTGTAAGATTCGCAAGTTCTGTTGCAACATTAGTCAATGAATAAGCAATTGTATCATCTGGATCATCAGAAGTCGCATCTAAAGTTGTGGTAGTTAATGTTGAATAATCTGCTCCAGAAGATGCTGCCAAAGATCCTACTGACCCTGCTGCTTGATTAAATTGTGGTGTTGGTTTATATTCAAATGCATCTGCAAGAGTACCTTCTTTGCTATAAGAACCTACACCTGCAGGATTTGTAACTTTAAGGTCAAACCTTTCATCACCAGCACTTTGTCCAATTGCTGTTATGGCATTTGCCATAGCCGTTGTTGTGGAAAATGTAAGTTGTGTTGTTTCGTTTCCAACAACATTAGTGGCAGCAGTAGAATAGGTATTTGCAGGAGTTACTGGATCTATGATAGTGATAGTTGGATTAGTTTTAAATCCTGTCCCTGTCACTGTAATTGAAGTTCCATTTTGTGAAATATATGTTTGACTTACACTTGTAACTGTTGGTGCAGAAACATTACCTTCAAGAGTGATTTCAAAACCTCTTGTTTCTGTTTTGGTATTACTTGTTTCAGCAGATGTAGCAGTTGCAGTGACTATAAAAGTATGGTTTGCTGTTGCATCATCAGCAGGAAATGCACTTGGAACACCTCCACTTAATGCACCAGAATTTGCATCAATTGTAAGTCCTGTTAGTTCTGCTGGTAATGTTGTAATGGCAAATGTAACAGTGTCATCTGGGTCAAGAGAATTTGCAGCAACTGTTGTTGAAAGGTCTGTAAAAGCATCAGCATTAGGATCATTTGTTGTATTCGTAACTGTTCCAATATTTGCATCAGCTGCAGGAGAAGAAAATGCTGGAGTTGGTGCGTATTCAAGAGCATTACTTTGAAGAACAAAGGAACCATTAGAATTGAGAATTTTGACACTAAATGGATCTTCACCAGCAATTTGACCAGATGAAATAACACCTGCAGGAATGTCAAATGTAACCTGAGTATCGTTAACAAGAACAATATTATCAGCAGTATATTCATCTGCTCCGATTTGATCAATAAGAACAACAGATACACCTGTCAAGAATCCGCTACCAGTTACAGTAATAGTGTCACCAGTATTTTGGAAATATGTAAATCCAAGAGAGTTGACAATTCCTCCGATATTAATTCTTGGAGTTGAAGGAATGAGAGATTTTGCTGTATCCTCATTTGCCGAATCAGTTACAATCCAACCTTGTGTTGAATCTACATATACTAACTGAGCACCACCTCTTGAAGCACCAATATCTAAATAATTAGATGAACCATTAATTTTTCCACCATTTGGATTAATTTGAATTCTGTTTGTATAATAACCATTCACATCAGTCGCAACTAGATCATTAGTTCCAGCATAATCTACTAAGGAAATATAATTACCTATGGTAGGACTGGCAGGAAGTTTGATAGTGACTGTTCCAGCAGTTGTATCCACAAAATATCCGTTGGAAGATGCAACTTCATATCCTGCTCCAGTTGCACCTGTGCTGGATTGATTAATCACAGCATTTGTCCAATTTGTGCCACCTACACCTTGTGGAAGAGTCACATCCAAACCCGAAAGATTGAGTGGATTTGCAAGTTTAGCAACTGTTATTCCACCATCAGCAATGGCAGTTAATTTAATTCTCGTTAATGGCATCTTGTTTTTTATCCTTCAGTAGTTTTTGTAATTCTGCAGTGCTTCCAATGTATAAAGCATTTGTTACACTCTTTGGTCCTGTATTCGATTCTTCTTTAATCTTTTTAGTTTTTTCATGAAGAATCATTAATTTATCAGTAACATCCGCTACATTTTTAATAAGATTTCCTGCTACTTCATATGCTCTAGGATGTTCTGATTCTCTTGCTATATCTAATATTCCAACAATTGCATCCTGACCACGTTCAACCAATGCGTAAAGATTCTCTCTTTGATATTTATAATCATTATCAACATCATTATTTATTTTATTTTGTGGTTTAGGACTTATCGGAGCAGTGACTACTGATGTAACATTTTCAACTACATCAGCAATTCCTAATACCGTATCAAGCGTTTCAGTGGATTTACTCATCTTGCCCAGTTGTTGGGTTGTATGTTTTTGCGTCTTCAAAATATGATGTTGTTTCATTAAATCCAAAATCGTCATCATCATATGTTGCAGTAATTGGATCAGGTTCTACTGTATACCGTTGTTCTCTAGCAGGAGAAACAGTAGGAAGATTTGCGTATTGGTCAACTTGTACAGATTTAATGACCTTTTCAGACTTGACAGGTCCATACAAATAAAATTTAGCAGTAAAATCTAATGTATAAACAATAGATCTTCTTTGTATGAAGTCACCTTCATATACGTCTTCATATGAAATAGAATTTAATACAATCGGCACATCTCGAGTAATACCTATTTCAGATCTTTCATTAATTGTAATCATAAATTCTGGTTGAAAATATGGTAATATTTGTTCAACTATTTGCAAAGCATCATCTGAATTTTTTGAAAATGCATACAATTCAAAATTTAAATTATAAGGAACAGGCATATAAGAAGAAAGCAATTGGTCATTCTTTTCAGAATTTTGTTTTTTGGTAACTTTAATTGCTTTATTTAATTTTCTGTTTGTATCATATGCTATTGCTTTAATTTCAAAACCAAGTCTTGGTAATGTAACAGCAACCTTCTTTGTTAATTTTGGATCTTCTGTAAGTCTTGACAACCATTTTTGTTTCGGACCATATGCTAATGGTACTTTCATAGATTGAGTAACATTACCATTTCTATCTTTGCGTGTTAAATAAATGTTATTGAACATAGAACCAAAAGCAACAACAATATCTCTTGTTGTTTCATGGTAAAATTGTGAGCCTATCATGCTATTTCTCCAAAGGGATTCTTTTCATCAAAATTAAGTATTGTGTCATCTAACAAATCAAAATCATTGTTTTGTGCTCTCTCATCAATTACTTGTATCATATAATCTTCATTAATTAAATAAGAAGGATCACCAAATGGAAATGATTCTTCTAATACAATAGAACCACCATCTTCTAGTGTTACATTATAATTATATTGATTGAGAGAATTATCAGTTTCAATGGCATCAATTTCTTCTATGCCTGTATTCAAGTCTTCAGAACTATATTCAAACAACCTACATTTCAATTTGTAAGTCGGAAGATAATTCAATTGATAAAATGGTTCATACTGTTCTACAAATGCAATCTCAAATAATGTTTGAGTTGCAGAAAAATAAATCAAATCTCCTTCATTTGGTCTTGAGTTTTCTGTAAGATTTACATCAGTAGAAATAAATTGTTCCCATCTTCTTTTCGCAACAACCAATGTAACTTCATATTTAATATCAAGTCCAAACTTTGTCATCAATTCTTTTTCACCTTCAAACCCATCCACATTATCTACATACATTTCTATTAAATACGAAGAATTGAAACTAGATAAAGGATCCTCACCAAAAATAGTATCTAAATTTACAATTTTTCTTGGTAAATAATAAACATCTTGCCCATAAATTCTTAACTGTTCAATGATCAAATCCTCATAAAGCATTTGTTCATTAACTGTTCCAGTATCAAAATAATGATTTGTGGGCATTTTATCCTACCATGTACATTGGCGGCAATTCATATGCTAATTGCATCTGCTCTTCTAATTTATTCAATTCTTCCTGTGCTTGAGTATATAATTGTTCACCATTTAATGCTACACCACCAAGCATTTGTATTCCTTGGAATTTGATTAAATTAGCACCCCATTGTCTTTTGATCAATTGTGTCGCATATCGTTTTAAAAACATATCACCCCAAATATCAGCATATGTTTGGGGATCTAATTTACGAATTGCTTCAATTACCAAATAATCTCCAGCAATAACATCTGTTTGCCAATCCATATCAATATAAAGTCTATTTTGGTGTTGATTATGCCTGATAGGTTTTTGTCCGACAAGAATATTTTCTAACAATTGTAAATGCTTCATTGTCATTTCATAATGGATGACTGATGTAGAAGAAAAGTCATAAAGATCATTTAATCTTAATTGATATCTAACATCAAACATATTGATGTTACCTTTATCTGAAAAATCAAACACCTTTATGACAGAAATAATTGAACTGGGAACAGGAATATAATTTGTTGCCTCTTTCCATGAAGCAGTAGTCGCACCATCAACATCAGTCACAGATGCTAAAGAAGTATTTGATCTTGCTCTGTCAATGTCATTTTGAGAAACTTGATATTTTAAATAAACTCTCTCAACGCCATCATAATGATATTGAGCAAAATATTGTAATGCTTCATCGATACGATCTTCAACTTGATCAGGATCTACATTTATTTCTATAACTGGCTTACCTAAAGCACGGAGACAATAATCTTTAAATTCAGTTCTTGTAGATGGTAAAGGCATAGTATTTTTATCCAAGTGCTATTGAAAATATTATTCCATTATTAACTGCTTTATCCGTAACTTCTTGAGAAGAATCTACATCTAAATTAGTTCTTGCATCAGAAATACTAGGTACATCTGAAAGACTATTCGTACGAATAAGATAAGAAGGATCAGCTCCTGCAGGAACATATTGTCCAATTATAATCACTTCATTACTACTGTTTTTCGTATATATAATACGATCAACAGTATTTATTGCGATTTCCCCTACTTCTAAATCATTAGAAGTAGGGACTGCATTTGCTGCTTCAGATCTTTTTGGTTTTATAACTGTTGGCATGATTAGTTTTCCAACTTTAATTTAAATTTAATAATTTCCACCATCAACAGTTGCGACAGTTACTTCACCAGCACCAGACACAGCAAAATTATCAGAAGAATAAGAAGCAACACCAAGTGTAGTAGTAGTAGCAATCAACCCAGCAAAAACACCTGTTGTGTTATTATAAGACAATCCTGTTCCTGCTGTTACACTCATCGCTGCTCTTGCAAGAGCATCTGTGTAATAAATGTTTGTAGAACCTTGAGCAACATCGTCAGTATCAAGTGTGAGTGATCCACCCAATGCCAATTGTGCTCCATTAATTGTTACACTTGAGTTTGTCAGCTTTGCGTTTTCAATGGAACCAGCAAGCATGGCATTTGTAACACCAAGTGCTTTAATTTGTAAAGCATCAGCAACAACTTCAATTGAAGAATTATCTACTACAACATCTAATTGATTTCCTGTCTTGCTAATTGCAGCACCATCAATAATTTGACCAGCACCAGAAAATTGTGTATAAACAACATTATCAGTGCCAACTGTTGTAATAATATTTGTTTGTACAAATCCAGCATCACCATTATTTGTGCCACTCTGAATAAAAAAGAATTGTCCTGCAGTTAAATCAGCAGCACTTGTTGAATCTGATGCTCTGGTAAGTAACGATCCAGAACCACTTGTTACATATACACCATTCTCTACAACAGATGATTGATCTTTTACTAAAATTCTATCACCATCATTAACACCTACTCCATCGATGGTTGTAATTGACGAAGTAGGTGTTATTGTTCCTGCACCATTATTATAAGTTCCAGCAATATTAGCAGTAGTAGCAGCAACAACAGCTGCTTTAACTTGTAATCCTTGTGCAACAGAATCAACATATTGCTTATTAGCAGCATCTAAAATTGCTGTTGGATTTGCAACACTTGTAATCTTATGAGAATTTACATCAACTGTTCCTGTTCCATTTGGATCCAACACCAAATTTCCATTTGCATTGGTTGTAGAAATGGTATTCAAATCAATGTTCATGTTATCAACAACAAGAGAAGTAATTCCAGCAATATCAGTTGTAATTGCTCCAAGTGTCAAAGTAGAAGAACCAAGAGTCATGGTTGAATTGGCTAGTTTTGCATTTGTCACATTAGAATCAAGAATCTTTGCTGTTGTGATAGCATCATCAGCAATGTTTGCGGTTGCAACACCACTAGATGCTAGACTTACTGCTCCACTTGCGACCGAGAAGTTTGCTGCAGCAAATGATGCTACACCTTTTGTTGTAGTTGTTGCATCATCACCAGTAATGGTTAATGTTCCAGCAGTAACAGCAGAAGTAATACCTGATCCACCAGCAACAGACAATGCAGTACCCAAACTTACATTTGTGGTTCCTGTGTCACCACTGAATGTTGTGCTTGAATTGCTGAGTTTTGTATTCTCAATTGAACCAGCAAGTTGAGCATTTGATATGGCACCTGCACCAATTGTAACAACACCGCCTGTAACACTAAAATCAATTGATGCAAAAGAAGCAATACCCTTTTGAGTAGTTGAAGCATCGGTACCAGAAATTGTCAATGTCCCTGCTGTATCATCATATGTAGAGGCAAGTCCTGTTCCTGTTACAATCAATCCATCAACAGCATTTGCAACAATGTCTTCAACTTGTTCTTCTAAGTTTGTTGATTTCAAAGAAACTACGCCAGCAGCAACATCAAAATCTGTGGCTGAAAATTGAGCAACACCTTTTGCTGATGTGGATGCATCTGTTCCAGAAATAGTAACAGTATTCGTTGATCCGTCAACCACTGTTGATAAACCAGTTCCACCTGCATATGTCAAAGTGTCAGACAAAAGACTAATTGTATCTGAACCAGTATCTCCAGCAATTCCTAAATTTGTGGCAACATCAGCAAAAGTAGCAGTGCCACTTCCATCAGTTACAATCACTTGTCCAGATGTACCATCAACTGTTGGCAAATTGTATGCATTTTTAACTCTCACAGATCCTGCAGGATTTAAACTTAAATTTCCTGTTGAAGTTGTGATTGCATTTCCATCAAGATCTATATTGTCAACCTTTAAATTATCAATTTTCTTTTGAGCATCAACAATAATTGCAGAATCAGCAGTCAATGTTCCTTTTGCGTGTTCCATCATATCAGTATAATACTGACCACCTACTTTAATAGGTGCACCATCTGGATTAGAAAAATCCCCAATATAAAGTCTTTTTCCATTTTCATTATTAGATGATGCTGAATTAACAGTATCATAAAGATATGCTAGTTCACCTGAATGCAGCTGTCCACCAGTTTGTGATGGTAAACTAGCATTTTGAGTTCGTTTAATTTGAATAAGTGTAGACATTTATTTTTTCCCTTATATTGTTTTAAAAAATTCCACCATTCAATTTAAGTGTACCACTTGTGGTATCAATTTCATTTCGTGCAACCCATTTTACAGAATCGGAAGAATATTGTAAAATAGCACCATCTGCTAAATTTGTTACATCTATATCTGATGAATTATTTATTTCTCCTGACAAATTAAAAGAACCAGCTGGTCCAGATGGTCCAGCTGGACCTTGTAATCCAGGAACAGTTACTCTAATAACTTTTGGTCTATCTAAAATTGCCATTATTTTTAACTCCTAGAAACTCCTGGTGTTAGTGTAGCTATTCCTTCTACTACTCTTGTACTTAATCCACCTGTGCTTGTTATCAAAACATCATATACATATCTTCCTTGCTCTAAAGATGCAGTTTGTGCTGCTGATAATGAAATTGATATTTTTCCTGTTGTAGGATCAGAATTAATTTGTGTTATGAAAGAGGTAAAAGTATTTGAACCATATGTTTTACGAAGTTGTGAGATAACAGTATAGCCTGTTAAATTAATTGCAATACCTTGAGAATCTACAACTTCTAATTCATTAATAAAATCTGAACCTTGGTCAATAAAAATATTGGAAAGCGATGCCATAATGTCACTGTACCTTGCTTGTTTTATACTTTATTATATTTATAATGATTGAATTTTGAAAGGTGGGAAATACTTCTGATTTATTGAATTAAAATCAGAAGTATTTTATATGATGTGGGTTTTAAAGAATAATTATAATATCAGCGAGCAGTGGCATATTTGATTGGTTGCTCGGCAAATGCTGCGTATATGTGTTTAATATTATCTATACCATTATACGTTGCAGAACCGTCTAAAATTCTGAATCCATTAGAAAGAATATCAATTCCTCCAACAGTGGCACTACCACTTCCATCAACTCCTTCTACATAGGCAGCGTTTGCATAAAGTGGAGTATTCGCAGGATTATACTCATTTCTGGAAGCATCAAAAATAGACCAACTTTGGTAACTAGTATATCCGTTGTTATCAACTCCCTTTATCATGACGAATGCTGGCTTAAAACCAAGATATATGAAAGGGTTTCCAGATGCTACACCCGTATACGAACCAAATGCGGAGTAGCCGGGAATACTGGTAAATGCGTACATTATATAATTTACACCTGCACAGTTTAGCCACGAATCAACTCCAATAGTAATATATGAGGAGCCCACTCCTTTAAATATATTAGTTGAAGACGCTGATGCGGAAGTACTCTCTAATTTACTGTACTGTAATCCGGTAGATACATGATACACCAACCAACCTGCTCCACTGGTCATATTAAATGAGCCACCAGTACCCGTTGTTCCAGACCCCGATAAGCCTTTAATAATGAAGAACTCAGGCGTTTTTGATAATCCGTGTGGTAATGTAGATGTATAACTTTCATTACTTGTGGGCGAGTTGCCTTCGTACTTTATTATACTAAAGCCACTCTTGCGATTCGCACTGACTTTGCTCGGTGTGATAACATTACTTGCACCAGCACTTGTTGCTGCACTAGCTAACGCAGCACATGTGGTGTCTGCCTGAGTGCCATTTTCATTGATGATATTAGCATCACCATCATTTACTGGACTTCCAGCGGCTTTCCAGCACCAAGCTATTATATTATTAGTCCCTGACGGGTTTGAACTGCCGTAAGCGGATACTGCACCCAAATTAAATCCAGTGGATGTAAATTCTTTAAAATCATTGGCTATATTGTATGTTCCCTCTTGACCTGTGTTGTCAGACTGTAGCGCATAACCAGCACCTCTAACTGAGTCAACTATCATATGACCACTGGCACCGTTGCGGTTTTTTAACCAGCATAAATCGGGTTGAAACCCAACAGATACGTTATTGTTGTCAGCATTAGTGCCACTAATTACCACTGGACGCATATAATCCGCTGGCACATCATCATCCACATCAGGTGTGATGTCTTCTAAGTTGGCGGTGCAAAGTGCTTTTGCTCCAGCTGGTGGTGTGTAATAGAAAGCACCATTTGTAGGATCACCATTTGCGTCATTTGTTTGTGGATTTAATGCTGCTGAATCTGTTTTATTACCTCCAAAGGTTGGATCTTGCCCTGCATTTAAAAACCACCTGTCTGTTCCATTACCGTTAGAAACAAAAACAAAGTATCCATCTGACAAATCTAAACTATTATTAAAAACTCCTGATGTGCCAAAAGTTGGCGTTGACCCCAAGTTATTATCTGATGTTGCCCAATTTGTATTATTACCAAACCAAATTTGATTATTATCAGCGTCAATATAAATTCTTGTAATATTTCCTGATGTAGTATTAAACCCAGAACTAATTGTTGCGGAACCAGGACTTGATGCTGCAGACTGAGAAGCACCATCATATAATGCGTATGGAGCATCATTTGTCCCATTTTCATAATATCCGTATAAACCCGCACTTGATCCAGAACCTGTAGCTGTTATTTTACCAATACCGCATTGAGGAAATATGGTATTAGGAAATGCATTGGTTAGAAGGATCTCAATGTACCATTTGCCAGTAGTTGGAATTTGTATTGTACTAAACGCTGATCTTGCTCCACTTGTTTGCCCATAAGACTGCAATGCCCCATCATAAAGAGGGGTGGTAATAGGCATTAAACTATTCCAAGTAGCAAAGTTATTTGTTGGTGTGTCTTTTTTAATATGGTCAGATAATGCCATTTTTTGTTTTACCTAAATAAAAAATTAATGTTTTGTTATGTTATCAGAAACCGAAATAATATGCATGATTTCCTTGACCAGAAACATCTTGTATTTGTCCGGAACTAGGATTATCTAATGTGGAAGATTCAAATGTTAAATGAAATCCATAATTTCCATAACCTGACAATCCTGTTCCAGAATATTCCTTTGGAATCCAATATGTATCAGTACCAAGAGTGGCATATTCTCCAAATGATGAAGGAGTAAGTGCTTGTCCGTCAATGAAATAAATGTCTGCTAGGTAGCCGTTAAAAACATTTGTATTTCCTGTATATGCTCCTATAACACATTTATCAGTATTTGCAAATTGTGTACTCTGTCTAGAATCTGTAAAATCCAATTCATTATTCGCATAAAAAGACATTGTTTTATTATTTACTGAAATAACCATATGAATCCAAGAAGAGGTATCTCTATATACTCTATTTCCATAAGAAGTTGCTACACCTCCAGCATTATCATAAATTCTGATTTTATCATTAGTAGAAAATGCTGAACTATTTATAGTACTTCCACCATTATAATTTACACCCCAAAAATAGTAATGATTACTTGTTATTTGTGACCTTTTCAGCCACATTGAAACAGTATATGTGTTTATCGTAGCACCAACAGGTGTTCCGTAAAGATAAGTAGCACTTCCATCAAACATCAAAGAGTTTGTAATTTCTGTTGTATAGATACCAGTAGAATCAACTGTAATCGTATAATTCTGTGAACTTGTATTTCCTGCATTATCTGTAGCAGTAACCGCTGCAGTAATTGTTCCACCAGCAGCAAAGAAATCAGCAGCAAGAGTGCCTGCAGAAATTAATCCACTATTGTCAATAGAAAACCCAGAAACATCAATTGCATTATCACTTGGAGTGAATGTTGCCGAATAAGAAACAACTGTTCCATCATCTGTTGCAACAGGAACCTGAGCAGTCCATGCAGTTCCACGGTCAACAGAAGCAATTGTAATTGTTCCAGGAGTACCCATAGTAGGAGCAGATCCTGTTGTCAATAATGTGGTTCCAGTAGATTGAGAAAGTTTATAGGTATAACCACTTGTCAGAACAACTTCAACATCTAAATTAGATTGAGCAGTTGTAAATGCTTGTGGTGTATTAATTGTAAGATTATTATCATCAATAATGGTTAGACTTGTGCCAGCATATGAATTTCCACCAGTAATAAAGTTTACTGTGGCAACTGTATCCGTTCCATCGAATCCATATCCAACAACTTGAACTGTGGTTCCAGAACCACCATCGTAGTCAGTTGTTCCATCAGAACCAATCCATGCATCTGTAACTTTTGTACTTCTAAGTTCAATTGAATAGGTTCTTGTTTCTGATTTTGTTAATCCTGTTTCACCTGTTGTTGTGGCAGTAACAACAAAGGTATTAACTGTTGAACCTGAATTTCCAAAAGATGCGCTTAGTGTTCCTTCAACTGTTCCTGTGGTAGTATTTACACTTAAACCAGCAGGTAAATTTCCATCATCTGAATAAGTGATTGTGTCACCAGCATCCAAAGATGTAGCAGCAACTGATGTAAACGACAAAGAAGACAAATCAACATCATCAGAATAAATGAATCCTAGACTACCAGCAGCATTTGTGAATGTTGGAGTTGGCAACCATTCAATTAAATTGTTATTCACTTGTGGGCTAGCAAGAGGAACTGTTGGATTATCTAAAGAAGTTGGAAGAGTAACATATACATCAAATGGATCATTTGTAGCATCATCATCCATACCTGCAGGAAGATTAAATGTTACTTGTGTTGCTGTAGCATTTAAATCACCTGCTTGTACTGTATAATCTATTGGTGCGCCACCTGTTGCCTTGACAAAAGAAATTACTGAATTTGGTTTGATATTTCTTCCTGTCAATACAACTTCATCAGCATCTGCTTGAAAATATGCTTGACTGTCTGTTGTGTTGACTACTGAAGTAACTACAGGATTTGATTCAACAAGAATTTTTCCTGTTCTGGCAGTACCTTCTATGCTATTAACTGCTTCTGTTGCAATCCAACCAAAATTTGCTCCGGAATATGTTAATTGAGCACCACCTCTTTCAACATCAATGTCCATGTCATAAACTTCACCATTGATTTTATCACCACTCGAAGGTTGAATTGTAATTCTATTTGAATCAGCAGCTGCAGCAACATCAACAAGAGAAACAACATTTCCAACAGAAGGTGAAGTAGGAAGTGTGACTGTAATTGAATTGCCTGTTGTATTTAAATAATATCCAGCATTAACTTCTGCTGCTAATGTAGAAGCAGTAACAACACTTCCTGTCCAATTAGTTCCTCCTGCTCCTGGAGCAAGTTTATCTGCAGCAATTTGCCCAGATGTTCCAATTAATTCTGCAACAACTTTAGATTGTGACGCCATTATTATTCCTTAAATCGGTAAATATCTTACTACTATATTTGAATTGTTCAATGGTGTAAATGTAAATGTTAAGGTGGTTCCTGAAACAGTATAGTCTGTTGTAGGTTGTAAACATACACCATTATAAAAGACAAGAATTGATTCTACTGAATGTCCTACAGCAATTGTTCTATCTGTCCAAACGCCATTTCCAGTAAATGTTGCTGATGAATAGGTAAGAGACAATTTGTCATTTGTGATTGAACCATCTAATACTGTATCAATAACATTGTTGGATTCTGCAAGCTGTATGGCAGTAATCTTTGCACTATTTGTTGGAGCAGAATTAAATACTAATGTTTCACCAGAAACAGTATAATCATTTGCTAAACCATAAACTTGATAAGTTCCATTCACAAAAACAATCATATTTGCTGCACCAGCAACAGAAGGTGTTCTTGTTAATGTATATGAACTTATTGAACCATCGCCAGTAAAACTGTCAATGTGAGGAGAAGAAAGTGATTGAGTCGGAACAAGCAATTGCCGACCCATGTAGATGATCCAGATTCTTGAACGTAATGTTACAGAAATTGTAACACCTGCAGTCACATTTGAATTGAAAGTGATTGTTGTTCCGCTTACAGTGTATTGGTCTGTTGCAACATTATTTAATGTGACATACAAAACATCTGTTTCGTAGATTGTTCTTGGAAGTGTATATGCTGCAGTATTTCCATCTCCTGTAGTATTTAATAGTTCGATACCGGCATCAGGAGGTTCTGAGAAGTTGATGGTGCTGCTTCCACTAGAAAAAGAAACAGCATACGAATACTCAGGCTCTTGAATAATACCATCAACAGAAACCAATAATTGTGTAGGAGTTGTTACTGTATAATCTAAATTAAAAACTGTG